TCAAAAAAATCCACCCAATACTTGGTTAAGGCTATGCGTTAACACTCCAAAAACCTCCACGTCATCCAGCGCGTCGCCTTCTATCGCTTCACCATCTTCAGTGACCAACTCAGAACCGTAAAGCTTTGCAAACTCATTCCTGTTATCCATTCTTACCAGGAGCGTATCTCCCTGCTCTGGTCTCAGGGCAACGTTAATGACAGCCCAACCACATGACGTCTCTATTACCCGCCAGTTCCCGTCAATTCCGCATAACAGATCTATGGTTAACCGCTGTTCCTGGTAATCCATTGCCGGTGAAGGAAAGCCCATTAGAAAACCCTCCCCATGTTACGCAGAATCCAGTATCGGTTCTCGCTCCCGTTTGTTGTCTTATCAGCGAAGTCTGGCTGGTATCGCTCGATCCATGCATTTGCATCCGTCTGACTGAAATGCCAGTGCCTCTCTTGCAGTTCAGCGATGAATTTGTCTGTACGCAGACAGAGATAGCCCTTCGGGTTTTGCTGTATGGCCGCAATAAAAGCAGCACGAATATCCGGTTGACGAGGCATAAATGAACCCTCATTCGCCCATTGACTGTATGCATATACAGTATTTTTTTTATAAAAACAGATCAAGAACAGGATTTTTTAACTTAAAGGGGATCGGTATGTTTGTTGAACTGGTTTATGACATGCGAAATGTTGATGGGCTCCAGGGGGCCAGAGAGATCATCCTAGCCGAGCTGACGAAGCGGGTGCACCAGATTTTCCCTGATGCTGAAGTGAGGGTGAAGCCAATGCAGGCAAACGCCTTGAATAGCGATGCCAGCAAAAGCGATCGGGAAAAGCTTAACCGCATGCTGGAGGAAATGTTTGAAGAATCCGATATGTGGTTAGTGGAAGAATAATGCGCATGGACAACATGATCATCTCGGGAGCGCGTATCTACTTCCCGCCCGACAACCAGCTGCCAAAAGCATCCGACGACATGCTAACTTTTGCTGTTGTCCGGGATGCTGACACTATCCCGGATTATGTATTATTTATCCACAAAAGCGGTAAGTGGGAGCTTGCCTCCCCTCGTTTTTTCAAAGAAGCCGCGTTTGCGATAACCGCTGCCACCAAAATTGCAAGTAGTCGTTTCCCAAACGTTGCCTGCTGATCATCTGCTGGTAGAATGCGCGCTGGCTGGTAACCATTCAATACTCGCACTATCGGAAGATCACCAGCCAGACGCCGCCCGTTCTTGCATACGACGGTGCGGCGGCTTCCTGGTTTACGCCACAACTGATAAAATGTTCACCTGAAGGACATTAAGCTTCGCTAGAAGTCTTATTGATTGATCAATTATCTATTGAATAACACAGCATAATTAGCAAAGATGAACAAAAATAGTTTTGAATTTCTAACAGGAACAAGGTGTTAAAGGAATGGCAAATTACATTGCTGTAACAAAAAAATACAGCGGATATTTAATAGCAATTATATTCTCATCTTTTGTTATTAACTATTCATTTGGTTATCACGGAGCAAAGGGGATTGACATTGTATTCACTTCCTTATGTCTAATTGTATTTTCATTTTACCCGCCACTTCAAAAAACAATACTACATCCTTTATTAGTATTATTAGCGTTTTACTTCCCTGTTGGCTATCTATACGGACAACCATCCTTATCAATTACTGCATCTCTTTTACAAACTAACCATTTAGAAACATTTGAATTTATAAAATCGGTTCCATTATTTTGCTATGCCTTACCATTATTGGTTGTCGCATCTTATTTCGCATTAAGAAGATACACCTATACAACCAATATCCCGACAAAAGTAAAATTTTCATTTGTTTTCTTAACTGTAATTTTCATAATATCATTAGGCATTACTGGGAAACTAACCAAGATAAAAGCAGTTGATTTTGTTGCCAGCATCGCAAATTCATTCAATGCATACTCCAAACAAATTAATCAATTAAAATCAGGAAACACAAACGCTCAGTGGGGAATAATACCAAACAATACAAAATCACCTACAAACGTAGTATTAATTATCGGTGAAAGCATGCGAAAAGATTATATGTCCGCATTTGGCTATCCATTGCCAACAACACCATTTCTTAACAAAGCGAATGGCATATTTTACCGTAACTACATATCTACGGCTCCAAATACGTTTCTATCTCTACCAAGGACATTGGCGTTAAGCAGTGGTGTTAATGTCGATATATCTCATAACATTATAAACCTAGCCAAACAAGCAGGATACGAAACATTCTGGTTGTCGAATCAAGGCTTTTTGGGTGATTTTGATTTACCTACATCCAAACTTGCAACATATAGTGATCATCAAATATTCCTAAAAAAGGGAGACTTTGAGTCATTGAACACTGATGATTACTCATTGCTGCCTTATTTCAAAAAAGCCCTAAACTCATCAAATGGCCGTAAGTTTATTGCATTGCATATTATGGGTTCCCACCCTCAATTTGTAGATAGACTAAATGGTGAGAAGCCATTCTTCAATTACTCAAACAAAGACATATCAGATTATATATCAACATATAGAAAAACTGATAATTTTATAAAGTTAGTCTATGAAACACTTCAGTCAGAAAGTACTCCTTTCACTTTGATATATTTCTCTGATCATGGTTTATCAGAGAGGAAAATTGATGGGGAATTATATTTGAGGCATGGTGATAAAGTTAAGGAAAACTACAATGTCCCATTAATTGTCTTATCAGACACGCTCAGTAACAAAAAACACATAAACTCTCCTAAAAGTGCCTTTAACTTCATTTCATTTTTTGCTGAGGAATTAGGTGTGAAAGTTGTGGCACCAAAAATAAAAGACTGGAATGATACCAACGAGAAAATAGAAGTCTTCAATGGTCAGTCAATGATAGAATATAAAAGCTTGAATGATGAACCAGCGGAACGTTTAACTCACTGACATTAAGTCACTCCCTCCCAAACCTCTGGGAGGGATGCCAGCTAAGGCTTTACAGGCCATATAATGTTGTCAAAACTTGCTTCATCAATAATTTTGGAGAAACTCATCGCCTTTAACTGCTTAATGTAAGCCATCCATTTAATAAGATTACCCTTATCCTCATCAGAGATGATGTCAAGCTGGAGCTCAGTTCGCCAGTCGGCGGTTATCTCATTCGCCTGTGCGAGAAGAGTTTGTCTCTTCCGCTCTGCAAGTGCGATCTGTTCTTCGGTTGTCAGTTGTGGAGCATCTGCCCATTCAGGAAAACCGTCGGCGGAAATTCCCCTTATCTTTCCATCTGGAGGTGTTGCTGAATATTCCGCAAAAACTGCGTCATCAACGGGTATTAACTCATCAATATCCCAGCCGGCATTGCGATAGTCTTCAACCATTCCAGCAGGAATGAATGCGTTTTTGGATGGCGACCATAAATAGTTTTTCATTTCAGTATCCTATTGCCAGATAACGAACCCCAACCTGACCGGCAGTGCTGGACTGCACGCCATTGACGTAGCAGGCGGTAGTGACGGCAGTTAGTCCCGGATTGCCAATTTCGGTAAGGGTGAAGTTATTGGCCGATGCACCGACGAACGGCGTGGCGTAAACATGGAAGCAGGCTGTAGAGAATGCAATCGGGTATGTCCAGGGTGCAAAGCCTCCTGAATTTGAAAGCACCTGGCTCCACTGAATAATCAGACCTCCAGGCAATTTTTGCCAGCCACTTACAGATAACGAGGCGGCAAAGCTGGACATATCAGGGAGCTGATTTGAACCTGTACCAACATTCTTCGTTGCAGCTGTTCCCAAGCCAAGATTTGTAAGAGCCTCGGCCACTGCAGCAGAGCCATCAGCTTTGATATCAGCAAATGGATGTGCGCGGCTTAGGGTCAGTTTTTTTATTGCTGCCATAACCTGAGTAATATCATTAATGTCGAGCAGTATGCCTGCCGACTCTACAATATGCGCTAACTCTTCCTGCATGGCGTTAAACGCTGCGGCCCGCAGCCTCGTTGCGGCAATACCAGCAGCGACACTTCCATCAGTATATTTACCATCCTGCGTTGCAGTGGCTTCGACTTGCCCGATTCGGAGCATAGTTAATCCTCACTTAGTGTTAAGCGATAAAATCGGAGGGGATATATCAGTTAGGTAATGGTGCCAACTTACTGATTTAGTGTATGATGGTGTTTTTGAGGTGCTCCCGTGGCTTCCATCTCCATCAGTTGTCCCTCCTGCTCAGCTACTGAAGGCGTGGTGCGTAACGGTAAAAGTACTGCCGGACATCAGCGCTATCTCTGCTCTCACTGCCGTAAAACATGGCAGCTACAGTTCACTTACACCGCCTCTCAGCCCGGTACACACCAGAAAATTATTGATATGGCCATGAATGGCGTCGGATGTCGCGCCAGTGCACGCATTATGGGCGTTGGCCTCAACACGATTTTACGACACTTAAAAAACTCAGGCCGCAGTCGGTAAACTCACGCATACAACCGGGCAGTGACGTCATTGTTTGCGCGGAAATGGACGAACAGTGGGGTTACGTCGGCGCTAAATCACGCCAGCGCTGGTTGTTTTACGCGTATGACAGGATACGGAGGACGGTTGTGGCGCACGTATTCGGTGAACGCACGTTGGCCACGCTGGAGCGTCTTCTGAGCCTGCTGTCGGCCTTTGAGGTCGTGGTATGGATGACGGATGGCTGGCCGCTGTATGAATCACGCCTGAAGGGAGAACTGCACGTTATCAGCAAGCGATATACGCAGCGCATTGAGCGGCATAACCTGAATCTGAGGCAGCATCTGGCAAGGCTGGGCAGGAAGTCACTGTCGTTCTCAAAATCGGTGGAGCTGCATGACAAAGTCATCGGGCATTATCTGAACATAAGACACTATCAGTAAGTTGGAGTCATTACCCACCAATTGCGCATGCTCAATGGATCACAAATACTGAGGATGACCTCTTCTCTGGCGGTAAAAAAGCAATGATGCTCGGCTCACTTACATCGTCAACTGGTGCAATTATTTTTGATTGCACAAAGGAAAAATTAACTGCGGCCTACGTAGAGGAAGATAAATCATCTGATGAAGTTCCCAACTTACCGATGGACCTAATAATTAAAGTCGATGAAAATGCAGCAACAAAACTAGATGCAAGTCTCTCGAGAAGAAATGCCCAAAGCGTCCAGATCAAATCTGATGACTCAGAAAAAATTACTCAACTACTTAAACAGCTTCAGGGCGCAAAATCGAAGGTATTGGTTGGTATGCAGACTAAAGACGGAGGTAACCAGAGTTCGTTTTCTGCCAATGTTTCTGGCTCGACCGCTGCTGTGAACAATTTCACTAAAGCCTGCGAAATTACCCTGTAATTTTTCTGGTCAACTGGGGGGGAGAAATTCCCCTTTCATTTTGCTGTTCTGATAGCTTCACTTATCGCCTGGTTTAGCGCAGAGGGTAATAACGCGTTTGCCATCGTGTTGGCTCTGTCCATGTAACCCAGGGTAGGTTTCACCGGCAGTGCATCACCAAATCTCACCAGCAGCTTAGGAGCACGCTGTTTGCGCTTTGGTCGACGCGTACCATTAGCTGAGCGTTTAGCCCTTTTCTTTTTCGCCTTCTTCGGTTTGCGCCTCTGCCAGACTGCATCGACACCGCTCACCTCACCAACGAATACATTGGGCTTCGCTTTTAACTGCGACAGCTTGTTGCGCGGCATGTTGCCGTATTTGTTCAGTTTGATGTTCTTTGGATTGAGCAGAGCCTGGCTGTTTAGCTTATGTTCACCGCCGAACTCAAAGGGTTCGAGATATTCAGCGGCGACATCACGCACAAAGACTTTTGCGCGGAGGTTGTTCTTTCTGGCACCAGCAGAGCCCACTGAGTTGACGGTGAACGGCGTCGGCGATTCCAGTTTTCGTCCCAGCGCCACTTTTTGCGCTGCGGCGATATCCCTTGCTACCGATGACATGGCCTGTGCCGTAGCGAAAGGGATTTGCTTCTGCAGCTGCTTTAGTTGCCGGGATAGATCCTTAAGCGTTGACATGGTTTTATCTACCAATTACCTAACTCTGAACACAAGCAAATACAGCTTCTCAATACTACGAAAGCCATATCCAACTTAGGCCCCATGATGGCTATAATGTTCGGGTTAACAAATTCAGGACGATAAATGATGAAACTTGATAACCTTTCTACCCTAATTCACGATGAAGCTAAAAAGCTCGCCAAAACAAAAAGTGAACCGGAGATCTCCCATTACGACATGCTGCTAAGAGATGTTATTGCTTTATCTCTTAGCCTTCGCCATCAGAAATCCACAACAATGAGGATCGCGGGCAATAAAATGCTCAGAAATTTGCAGTTGATTCTCAAGGAAGGATCCGACCTGCACACAGCTATTTCAGAATTACATCATGATGCAGGCGAGAGTATGACCAAAGACAAACATGTTATTGACAGAATTTACCCGCACATTGAATTCCTTGATTTATGTCGCCTTCAAAAATAAAACGACAGTATCAGCCATTATCGAGCCACCTCGCAAAGTGGCTCTGTAATGCTCATTCAAGCCAATGCGGCACCTTCTTGCTTCTCCACCTTATCGCGAGCCAGCGACACGCAGAAGCGTATGAACAGCGATGACAGCGCGTAGCTAACTGCGGTGAATACCCAGCCGCTATAAGCCAGCAGGACGATGGTAAGCACCATGCAAATCCATCCACACCAGCGAGCGATGGCATTTTTACGCCGGGTGATTTTCTTAACTGTTGCCAATGCTTCAGCAGCAGTCTTTTTATCGCTAACCTGTCCAGCACCATAAGCAAGAAATAAGGTCAGAGGTCCAATAACAGCACCCAGCGCAATAACAACCCAGAACGCCGAAGCCGCAACGCTGAGGATATTGTTTTGACCAGTAAACGTTGCAAATACCAGCACCACCAGCGGGCCGTAATAAATCACCTGACTGAATGTGTCAGTTAGAAATTTCTTCATATCATTTCCTTTAGGCGTGAGCCTGTCGCACGGCAAAGCCGCCGAAAGTTAACGGTTTGCCCAGGCTCACAGCTGAAAGACTTTCTTTGATGTGCGCGTGCGATGCGCATAAAAAAAGCCACCAGCGGATGCCAATGGCTTGAATAGATGTGGTGACCGGTGCTGATCTCCCTCTTTGCGGCTTAACTATCTGGGTCTTCGGTACCAAAAGAACGACCGTTCACACCATTCAGACTTGGCTTTTTCCCCACAAATTCAACATTTTCACAGGCACTCAGTGAATGCCTGCTGTAATGTCTATGCAGTACAATGAAAAACGCAAAGATTCAACCTAGGGAAGGTGCGAATAAGCAGGTCATTTCTTCCCAAGCTGACTCGCTGATTAAAATTTCGCGGATCTGGGCCGATTTTTTTCCCGCAAACACATCGAATCAGCCTATTTAGGCTATTTTTTCCACCATTTCTGGCGTTATTTCCGGTTTTTACTGAGATCTCTCCCACTGACGTATCATTTGGTCCACCCGAAACAGGTTGGCCAGGGTGAATAACATCGCCAGTTGGTTATCGTTTTTCAGCAGCCCTTTGTATCTGGCTTTCACGAAGCCGAACTGCCGCTTGATGATGCGAAACGGGTGCTCCACCCTGGCACGGATGCTGGCTTTCATGTATTCGATGTTGATGGCCGTTTTGTTCTTGCGCGGATGCTGCTTCAAGGTTTTTACCTTGCCGGGACGCTCGGCGATCAGCCAGTCCACATCCACCTCGGCCAGCTCCTCGCGCTGTGGCGCTCCTTGGTAGCCGGCATCGGCTGAGACAAATTGCTCCTCTCCATGAAGCAGATTACCCAGCTGATTGAGGTCATGCTCGTTGGCCGCGGTGGTGACCAGGCTGTGGGTCAGGCCACTCTTGGCATCGACACCAATGTGGGCCTTCATGCCAAAGTGCCACTGATTGCCTTTCTTGGTCTGATGCATCTCCGGATCGCGTTGCTGCTCATTGTTCTTGGTAGAGCTGGGTGCCTCAATGATGGTGGCATCCACCAAAGTGCCTTGGGTCATCATGACGCCTGCTTCGGCCAGCCAGCGATTGATGGTCTTGAACAATTGACGGGCCAGTTGATGCTGCTCGAGCAGGTGGCGGAAATTCATGATGGTGGTGCGATCCGGCAGGGCGCTATCCAGGGATAATCGGGCAAACAGGCGCATGGAGGCGATTTCGTACAGGGCATCTTCCATGGCACCGTCGCTCAGGTTGTACCAATGCTGCATGTAGTGAATACGCAGCATGGTCTCCAGCGGATAGGGCCGTCGGCCATTGCCCGCCTTGGGATAAAACGGCTCGATGACAGCGGTCATATTCTGCCATGGCAGAATCTGCTCCATGCGGGAGAGGAAAATCTCTTTTCGGGTCTGACGGCGCTTAGTGCTGAATTCACTATCGGCGAAGGTGAGTTGATGGCTCATGATGTCCCTCTGGGATGCGCTCCGGATGAATATGATGATCTCATATCAGGAACTTGTTCGCACCTTCCCTAATGTACTCAGTTCTTCCCAGAAAGACTCTTTTTGAGGAACATCTAAGGTTCTTACTTTTTCTTGAATAATGGCCAAATTAGACATGATCAATCCTTTAGAAACGAATTTAATCTAATATTGGCATGGCTAAGGTTTTTTCAAGATTTATAGGTGTTTAATTTTTCTTGAAGTTGAAATGCGTTTCGCCATTACCATCCGAAAAGGTCAGCCACTTCCCGGAGTGGACACGCTCATGCCCTTGAGGTGCTGTCGCTTCATCGCCGCTCATAACCGGTGCGCGTTTGGCGTTCGCGCTGCTTTACCGAAGCTACTTTTAATTAGAACCTTGACCCGATGCTATGCAGGCTCGCTCAATGGCGACTCAGGGCAGCATCATGACTGCTGCATTGCCTTTAGGCTACGGTCTTACCGCTTTGCTAATTCACATCGGTTTTCTCCTTCTGACAGTTCGCCTGCCACGCTTTGTTATGCACCAGGATGTCTTTCTTCGTCTGGCGCTCCTGAACATTGATAACGTGAACAGATAGATAACTTGGTACCTAACAGCAATCTACCTGCCTAAGTAAAATCTTAATTCTTTACGCTTACGCTTGTTGATCTCTGGATCCATGCCAGGATAACCAAGACTCTGATGCGGAGAATGCCAACTCCAGGGAAACATCGATAATAAGAGCATGTGAAACTGAGACTCCGGTAGCCCCCCTTGTGGGGGCTTTTTTTTTCGGATTGATGCGCTTCGCTTGTTAAATATTGAGTCTTTTCTAGAATTTAAAGGTGCTTTGCTATGTCAGGTAAAGCCGTCGTTCAGGAATACCCGTGTGCTCAAGGACGAGCCGTCCCTAGTTTTTCCTTTCAAGCTCTATCTGCCTAATGCCTGCGAAGTTATTGTTGCCCTTCTCAATAACAGCCAGCAGCGGCTTAATCCAGAGCACAGCCTGGCAGTAAGTTATTGAGCCGGCGGCAGCGGTACTATCATCGGCTGCGTCAGGTCCGTCGGTATCGGCGTGCATTGCGCTGGAACGTAAACGGTACGCGTATTCGAGCAGCCCACCAGCAATGTCAGCAGGAACAGGCAGATCACAGGTTTTTTCACGGCGGAGAATCTCCCGGTATTCGATTACGGTTTCCTCGGTGCTGGTGTCTATCAGGGCGTTAAGCCTGTTGGCATGTTCGGCTACCTGATTGAACCGATTAAAGTTGAATGCCTGGGTAGCGATCACCTGCCCCTGCAAAGAGTTGTCACTTCGCAGAACGTCGTTATCGCTCTTTAGCCTACTGGCGTTTGAGCAACTCTTAACGAGAGCGACCGAAAGGCCAGCAATAACAACAACGCCGATAAGACCTGCATTAATTTTCATTGGTCCAGCCCCCAGCACGCCAGCGCACTTTCTTGATCGCGCCGCTCGACCTGCCCATAGCAGCCATTCTTTTGGCCTTTGGTTAGCCGGCAATCACGGCCGCCATCTTTAATCCACCAGCGGATAGCTTCACAGGCCCCTTTCCGGTCACCGGCGTTGATTCGCTGGTAAAAGGTGGATGGATAGCATTTTCCGGGGCCGATGTTGTACGGACAGAACGATGCGATGCCAACTTTCTGCGGCGCGGTCAGTGGAGCCTTGATATTCCGGTCGACCCAGGCAAGCGCTTTATCACGCTCAATGGCGTTGACCTTCTTGCATTGCGCCTCGGTGGCGGTCATGCCCTTCACTACACGCTTGCCGTCAATAACTGTAACGCCATGGCAAAGCGACCAGACTCCACCAGGATCCATGACGGCCACGAGAGCATTGCCTTCCTTCTCACTAATGAACTGGTCAAACAGCACTGGCGCTGATGCTCCAGCGGCGATCAGGGATAGCATAGCGGCGCTGAGTTTTGCTCTTGTCGATGCCATGTTAATTATCCTGTGGTGGAGCGGTAATGTAGCCCTTCTTGAGGGCCTTCTCGTATGCCTTGGTCTGGCGTCTTTTGAAGTAGAGGTTGGTAAGGTAAGTGGCTATACCAATAAGAAAACCGCCAATCACTGCAACCTTGTTCCAGTCGAGGTCGTGCAACCATTGCAAAATGCCGCCTCCACAAATAAGACTGCCAGACACGCAATACGAGACTGCGGATGCGATTTTGTCAGGCATATATCGGATCATCTCTATCTCCTCGCGTAATGGCGGGAGCTGTGTGTAAGGGGTCAGGCCCTCGGGACTATTTAACAATTAGGCATGTCGATGATGGTCCCCGGAGCCTGAAATAAAAAAAGCCCGCTTTTGATAGCGGGCCAATGAGTTGACTATTTGTAAGGTAGGTGTGAGTAAGAACTATGCTCAGAAGTGAAGCTGTATCGGCTGATTCACTATCGGTCCAGAAGAACCACAGGGCATTCAGTTACTTCCCACAACTCAAAGAGTAGCAGCAGTTTGCGAAACCATAAAAAAAGGCCTGCGTTTTATGGCAGGCTCTCAAGGAATTTGAAACTTGTATTGTTGTTGTCATGGTGCCGGGTGCCTCCCGGTGACTCTACCCCAGTCAGCAAAGCCGCGCGCATACCTGCAGATAGAAGTTGACTGGAACGCCCTTTCGCATAGAAAGGATTCACCACAATCACACTGTACTAACCACTTAACAGTTAGGTCAAATTAAACAGGGAGAGAATAGACTATTAATTTTCGGCGACTTAAAGTAAATTTTAAATTTTCCGTTGATTTTTAAGTTGCTAATATCCTAAATTCACTACCCCGTTCTCGTCTAATCAAGAAGTAGAAGGGAATCTTTTGTCGAGGGATGTGATGTCGCCTGTAAAGTCCCTCGTCTTTTTTCTCGTTTTAATTTCCCTTACCTAGCATGCCAAAGCCACTACATATCCAGGGATGGCCTTCCAAGCCAGGTATCAAGCACCAGAATCGCTAAACTGAAAGAATTTGAGGCACCTCATCCAACAAACCACCCGAGGTTAACTGGATTTCACGAGATGAATCGCCACGGATAATCTAGACACTTCTGAGCCGTTGATAATATAGGTTTTCATATTCAGCCGGTGGCATCTGCTCGCTCGAACCATGCCGACGCTTACTGTTATAAAACATTTCGATATAATCAAAAATATCGCTTCTGGCTTCGTCTCTCGTTCCGTAGATCCTTTTCTTAATCCGTTCGCGTTTCAGTAGCTGGAAAAAGCTTTCCGCAACCGCGTTGTCGTGGCAGTTACCGCGACGACTCATGCTGCCTTCCAGACCGTGTGATTTCAGGAACGACTGCCACTCATGGCTCGTGTACTGACTACCCTGATCAGAGTGAACCAGTACCTGCTTTTGAGGATTACGCCTCCACACCGCCATAAGTAATGCGTTCAGGACAATCTCTTTTGTCATGCGGGGTTGCATTGACCAGCCGATAACTTTTCGGGAGAACAGGTCAACCACCACGGCCAGATACAGCCAGCCTTCGTGGGTTCGGAGTAGAGTAAGAGGCAGGGCGTAGTCGGACTATTTCCCTGCCTCTCCTCCCCGAACCGGACGTGCACCTTTCAGCGCATCCGGCTCTCCATTTAAATGCTGGCGAACGCCATTGCCACTTCTGTAAAGCGCGATGTATACGTGTTTCTGGTCTCCGTCCTCAGATAGGGATTACCTTCGGGTAGCCGCCAGCGGAACAGCTTCTTGCCTTGCCCCACCAACCGGTACAGTATTTCGCCGCTGAGCTTGCCGTGATTGGTTTTACCAAATAAAACCCACGTTTTGCTCTGACCCGGTTTCGGTGATTTACACCACCACCTCATCAGGGAAGCGATACCTGTACGGTATTTGCGGGCCAGCCAGTGAGCCAGCTTCCAGAACACGACACGGTCGATATAACTGAAGACTTTGGCCTTAAAATCAACGAACTGATAGAACATGGCCCAGCCTTTCAGTTTTCGGTTGAGTTGTTCAGCCATATCGACTTTGCTTTCACTGTAGTTGCCTGATAACAGTGCTGTCAGCGATGCGGCGAAGTTTCTGGCTTTCTCCTGCGGGATCGTTGAGACCACTCGCATCTCGCCATAACGACTGCGTTTGCGAATGATCCTGTGCCCCAGAAAGATAAAGCCGTCATTAACATGGGTGATTTTAGTCTTATCCATGTTCAGCCTGAGTTTCAGACTGCCTTCGAGCACACCCCGACACTCCTCCCTGATGGCTTCCGCCTGTGCTTTGGTGCCTTTGACGATGAGGACAAAATCATCGGCATAGCGGCAGTACGCCACCGCGGGTTTCCACTGCCAGTTTTCTCTGACCGCCGTACTTCGGCCCCGTTGGATACTGTTATTCCAGTACCACCGATCTTTTCTGGCTTTCCCGCTCAGGTAGCGCTCATGCAGGTATTGATCGAACTCATTCAGCATGATGTTCGATAATAGCGGCGATATAACACCGCCCTGTGGTACACCTTCACTGGCCGCCCGAAAGAGACCGACATCGATATGTCCCGCCTTGATGGTTTTCCACAGCAGAGTCATGAAACGTGCGTCACTGATCCTGCGGCGTACAGCCTTCATCAGCAGTCGATGATGTACGGTGTCGAAGTAACTGGACAGGTCGCCTTCAATCACCCAGCGTCCCCGGGTTTCACCACAGTCTGTGAGCTGTAATTTCACCGTGCGGATCGCGTGGTGGACACTGCGCTCAGGCCGGAAGCCATATGAGAGCGTATGAAAATCACTCTCCCATATCGGCTCCATCGCCATCAGCATGGCCCGCTGAACAATACGATCCCGCAACGCGGGGATACCCAGTGGTCGCAGTTTGCCGTTGCTTTTAGGGATGTAAACCCGTCTGGCGGGCAAGGGCTGGTAGTGGCCTGAGAGTAATTCATCCCTGAGGATTTGCAGCTCAACAGCCAGTCTGGCCTGTAGCATTGTTTTGTTCACGCCATCAACGCCGGGGGTATGGGCCCCCTTTGATGAAAGCGTGATCCGCGCCGCTTCAGCCAGCCATTCTGGTTGTGTTATCAGACGCAGCAGCCGTTGAATCCGTAGGGACGGATCGGTGGCTGCCCATGTGGCAAGCTTGCGTTGCATTTCGCTGATTATCAAAGGTCTTCACCTCGTTAGGTCAGTTAATTCACGTCGCAAACACATTCAAACTGCTTCCCTTCGCCATGTAATGGGCTTTCCCCATCGCGGACTACTACGGAAGCTCCGCCAGCCAGCGCGTCATCGGAGCCATGCCCCCTTAACATCCGTCGCTGACCTTCCCCGGTTTACCTGCCTGGACTCAGGCATACTGAGGAGGCTGCCCGTCGCACTCTTTATCCTTGCTTGCCGCAAGTTGGCAGAAGTCAGCATCGCAAGCGTGATAGACGCTGCTGCCCCGGTGTTTCGCATACATGTCAAAACACCTTCGACCGGCAGTGCTTACGTATCACTGCCAGTTCCTCCTGCACGGCCTGTCAGATCACGTAGGCCGTGGTGACGTTTTCAACCCACAGAGGCGGATTAACGGGTTCATGTTCTTCAGCCTTTCAGTACTTAACCTTGAGGATCATCTCGGCTTAGTGATCTCGCCTCAATCCCCGTTGTCAGCGGGTTACATCACCCTGCGGGCATGCCGCAGGTCACTGCCGCTCAGGTTCTCCACCGTCACACCCGGTGGGATTGTTGGGTTTCTCATCGTGAGTTACCGGTTCAATATTCCAGACAGACTCGCGGTTCATTTAAGCATCCATGCCCGCCCTGAACTCCGGGCACACTGTAGGTTATGTCCGTCACCCAACGCTCATCCGGTGAGTCCGGATTGAACTGCCGCTGGAGCCTGTTGGGTGTCACGATACTGGCTTCGCCTTTACGTGCTCGTGGGCTACGGTACCCAACCTGAGCTTTTATTCCGGCACGCTTCATCAGCCGCCAGACCCGGTTCACTCCGCACTGCTGTCCGGTATCACGCAGATCGAGATGGATCTTGCGATAACCATAGACGCAGCCAGACTCAAGCCAGAACTGTTTGATTTGCCCGGTCAGCATCTGATCTGTCTGGTGACGCTGCGAATGTGGCTGCTGAAGCCAGAAATAAAATCCACTCGGATGGACATCCAGAACCCGACAGAGCAAACGAACAGGCCAGCAACGGCTGTTGTCGCGGATAAAGGCGTACCTCAGTCGGACAGCTTTGCGAAGTACGCCGCGGCTTTTTTTAATATGTCCCGTTCGTCCGTAACCCGCTTCAACTCTTTCTGAAGACGGCGGATCTCGGCCTGAGCATCTGACTGTTCATTATGAGTGGAAGAATCCGGGCCGTACTTCTTTATCCAGGCGTAAAGACTGTGAGTGGTGATATCGAGACGTGTTGCAACACTGGAAACAGAATGACCACGATCAACAACCTGTTTGACTGCTTCAATTTTAAACTCTTCAGGATAACGCTTACCGCTCATGGGCACCTCTCTTTAAGTCATCTTAAATGACTCTGAGGTGTCTGTTAAACCCGTGGCGATTCAAGATGCTTTTGGATGAGCGCTGAACCCAAAGGTCAGTATTTTCACACAGCAATTTTGCAAAAAGCAGCGCTCACGCAAAAACATCTAAGGAAGGTGAAGGAAATTGGCATCGGCAATGAAATCCGAGATAACATCAATGTAAATAACAACTCCAGCTATAAGGCTGGCAGTCAGTATCAGGGCAATCTTCCAGATGCCCATAGGTCACCTCTTCTGCGGTATTCCCAATACAATCCTTATTCATCACTACATAGAGATGAAAGTACATTGCACAGCTAACCACAAAACAGATCACTAAAGCGGCTTTGTTGAATAAATCGAACTTTTGCTGAGTTGAAGGATCAGATCACGCATCTTCCCGACAACGCAGACCGTTCCGTGGCAAAGCAAAAGTTCAAAATAACCAACTGGCCCACCTACAATAAAGCTCTCATCAACCGTGGCTCCATAACTTTCTGGCTGGATGATGAAGCTATTCAGGCCTGGTATGAGTCGGCAACGCCTTCATCACGGGGAAGACCTCAGCGCTATTCTGATCTCGCCATCACCACCGTTCTGGTCATTAAACGCGTGTTCAGGTTGACCCTGCGGGCTGCACAGGGTTTTATTGATTCCATTTTTGCCCTGATGAATGTTCCGTTGCGCTGCCCGGATTACACCAGTGTCAGCAAGCGCGCAAAGTCGGTTAATGTCAGTTTCAAAACGTCCACCCGGGGTGAAATCGCGCATCTGGTGATTGATTCCACCGGGATGAAGGTCTTTGGTGAAGGCGAATGGAAAGTCAAAAAACACGGCAAAGAACGCCGTCGTATATGGCGAAAGTTGCATCTGGCAGTTGACAGCAACACACATGAAATCATCTGTGCAGACCTGTCGCTGAACAATGTGACGGACTCAGAAGCCTTCCCGGGTCTTATCCGGCAGACTCACAGAAAAATCAGGGCAGCATCGGCAGACGGTGCTTACGACACCCGGCTCTGTCACGATGAACTGCGGCGTAAGAAAATCAGCGCGCTTATCCCGCCCCGAAAAGGCGCGGGTTACTGGCCCGGTGAATATGCAGACCGTAACCGTGCTGTTGCGAATCAGCGGCTGACCGGGAGTAATGCGCGGTGGAAATGGACAACAGATTATAACCGTCGCTCGATAGCGGAAACGGCGATGTACCGGGTAAAACAGCTGTTCGGAGGTTCACTGACACTGCGTGACTACGATGGTCAGGTTGCAGAGGCTATGGCCCTGGTACGAGCGCTGAACAAAATGACGAAAGCAGGTATGCCTGAAAGCGTGCGTATTGCCTGAAAACACAACCCGCTACGGGGGAGACTTACCCGAAATCTGATTTATTCAACAAAGCCCACTAAAGCCAGTATTTTGAGAGTCTTTAACAACACAATTACCCTGCTAGTTAATTGCAAGCAGGTTAACTTAAAGCGGCTCAACAAATTCTCAACACAAGACATAAGCCAGGTCCGTATCACAGCGACCTTCATATAAGATGTCGGGATTGAATAAATCAGGTGAACTCGACGATATTGCAGGGGGACTACTGGTGCAATGCACCTTCGTGAAAGCCCAGTTGCGAAGCCAAACATGCTGGCCCCGTCAGTCCACCATCAACTACCGTAGTGCCAGAAACAGGATAGGACATACTGATTACAAGTCAGTTGCTCTACCTACTGAGCTAAGTCGGCATTGGTCCGCCACCGGGGCCTCGAACTTCGTACTACAACATTTAGTTGCCGCTCTTCCCGATGAGCTAGTGGCGGTCTGGTGGCCCTTGCTGGACTTGAACCAGCGACCGGGCGATTATGAGTCGCACGCTCTAACCAATTGAGCTAACGGGCCGGGAGCGAGATGATACATAAGTCAAACTAACCACGCAATATCAGGGGTTTTTATGGTTGACTTGCATCCTGTCTGATATCGTTAAATCGCCAAAAGTAACCATATCAGAAAAGGAAGCTATTCATGAGTAAGGTTAATTTTAAGTGTCCTAGCTGCGGCCATAACTTGACTGTACGCAGCGGTGTTGAAATCAAGAGCGTAGATGATATTGAAGGCACCACCTGCACTAACTGCGGGAGGACCATCCACAAAAACGATATCACTAAGCAGGCTCGAGATCATGCAGAGAAGCTGGTCAGGGATATGCTCGGGAAACATTTCAAGTAATTTCTGACTTTTAGCTTTGAGAATGCTGGTATCAGCAGAAATGGATGCCAGCATATCTAGATATGGCATAAATACCTCCAGAAGAAGTATCACTCAGCTCAGATTAGCTGGAATAACTGACTTCTGATGCAACATTTCTATGTTTTTAGTAAGCAACAAAACGATCTTTATCAATGTGTTGCATGTGTGGTTAAATATTGTTCTCCTCTATCACTTCCTCGATAAGGGTCACAATGACTGACAAAGAAAATCCGGGTAAATTAATCTGGCACGTTTCCTGTGATGAGTCAGGAACCGGCGGACAAAGATTCTATGGGTTTGGAAGTCTATGGATGAAGTACCAACGCCGGGGTGACTTCGTTCAGATTATCCGGGAGCTTCGTGAAAAACATAACTGTTCAGATGAGCTTAAATGGCAAAAAGCTCACTCGAAACAAAACGCTGCATTCTATGAAGATGTTATTGAAGCTTTTTTTAAATATCAGTGGCTTGCGTTTCATTGCATTATTATTCAAAAAGCGCATGTAAACAAAGAATTCCATGATGGTGATTATGACTTAGCAATGCGTAAACACTTCACTGAACTACTGACAAAAAAAATCATACGTGCAATTCGCAAATTCCCAGATAGAGAATGTGAATTCCGTATTGATGTCGACCCAATAGCATCCAGGTACGATAAAGCTGATGAGGCTTTCCATAAGATTGCAAACAACATAATCAAAAATGCAACAGGGAAAGAAGAAGCTATAAAAGCTGTAATCACCAAGGATTCAAAAGAATCGGCTCAAATCCAGATCTGCGATTTTTTACTTGGTGCTGTAATGAGTGCGTACCAAGACAAAGCCTCTAACCCGCGAAAAATTGCGATGGCAAATAAAATCGCAAGTTATTTAGGTTGGGATGGATTCCACTATGATACCTGGGGCGCTGAGCGTAAATTTAACATCTGGTACTTTTATGATCCTACCAAGGGGCCCCGTGAGCTTGAAACAAGGAAGGTAACGCTCAAGTATCCATTACCAGAATAAGACAGGCGACCTCCCAGCCGCCACGGTTCGGGTCGACGCGCAATCACACGGTTTACGAACTGGCGGACTTGTTCAGGGCCGCCCCTGACTTCAAAACGAAAAAACCCGCACAGAGGCGGGTTTGATTTCGTGTAGGCGCAATACCCTACGATTTGAAGCATACACGACAAGTTCGGACAAAATCAAGCTTAACGTGGCTAATATGCTAAATTTTGTTCACATCATCACGAAAGCTCGTTGCATCCTGAAACGCCGAGTCTGCTTTCCGTTCTTCTCTGTAGCAGACGTCGACAAGCACCTCCAGAAAGGGTTTCCAGTTACGGGTCCACGTTCTGACGTGCAGATCCGGGACTCGCTTCAGTACCGCTTTATAGGCTGCCGTAGACGGCACCCCAGAAAATCCGTTTCCACTGCAGCGCTCACAGGCTTTAAACACCGGCGCGCCGCGCTCCCTTGTTGCTTTGCGGTCGAGAACCTCACCTTTGCCGCCGCAACGGCAACGGGCCAGCAGCTCACCTTTACCATTACATGCCGCGCATTTACGCTTGACCAGTTCGTGCTTGATTTTCGGCGGTACGATTTCCATTCCGTCAGAGTTGAAGACTCCAGGATGTTTGATCACATCCTCATACTGAGAGGTTAATCCGCTGCCGCTGCAGCTGTGACACGTCACGCTGGTTTCCGCTGAACGGGAGTATTCGGCAAAGGCGAATTGTGCCAGCATCTGCATACACCATCCGAACTTTCCACCAGCTGCTTTGCGAACATTCTTCGGTGCGGCGTCCATCGCATATCGCGCCAGCGCCTGAACTGCGAGCTGTTCATCTGATTTGCTGATACCAGCCTTTCCGAAGAAAGCGGCTAGGCCGAAGCGCGCACGGCTGCTGGTGGTACCAATGGCCGCCATAACATCAGTACCGGTGAGACGATCCGGAGAGGTTCCTTTCACGTCGTCGCTGATGTGCATGCCCTGAGGACTAAAATGTTTGAGTGATGCTTCCAGTTTCATCCTTCACACTCCCCTACCAGGTTAAGAATCACCGCTGCGCCGTGGTTCTCCATGTAATGGCCCTTTTCACTTTCAAGGAACCAGCGACATACCTCGATAGCTTCAGCTCGCGTCACGGGTTTGATGGTTGCCAGCAATTTTTCAAGGTAACGCTCACGGTCATGTACGGATTCATGATGATCGGAGTAGCCGTATTCGTGTTCGAGCTCGTTCCCGGCAGTGTTGCGCGCCCAGTAAAGCCAGTCCCAATAAATCAGCTCACGGACTACATCCGAAAGCGTGTGTGGCTCTGGCAAAACATCACGATAACCATCGACAAATTCCCGGCGCTGATCGTCAATTTCGTTAATACGTCCGCCGCTAATGCTGCCAGCTTTCCTCTCGCTCAAAGTCCAGCCCCAACGGAGATCGTCGATAAATTTCAGGGAAGACTTGATTACTCGCTCGGCCTCCACATCTTCGAGAGCTGCCTCATAGCTGCCGAACGTGGCCCTGACTGATGCTGCTTTTTTGATGTTCTCCCGGGCGTTCTTGATTGCCCTAGCCGGGTTATCCATGCCGATGGTACCGAAAGCAACCTGGAAAGGATCGCCACCATTCGCCAGCAGATAACGCGCGTAACGTTCCTCGGCCTCTTTTGGGGAGATATTAATTTTCTCCAACGCGGCTTCGGCTGCGTCCAAATGTGCGGGTTCGTTCAGACGGATAACCTCAAGTACCCAAAGATAAGCATCAGTCTGCTTATGCCCGGTGATTCTCCTTTGCTCGGGCAGAGACTTGATGTTTGCGAGGGCGGTGCTGTGCGTTTCCGTCGGGATGGTGAAAAGTGTCTTATGGTCATTATTGTCTTTGCGCATCGTTATACCCTCGTCACGTTGCTGGCTTCCCACTCGAGATCAAGCTCGCTTTGCGGCTTACCGACTAGGTAGTTAAATGGTTTTTTCTCGCCTTCCAGGAACTGATGAGAGCGGGAGTCGAAATTAGCTCCGATGTCACCGATCCACCCTTCCCCTTCTCGTTGCTTCAACAAACGAATCATTGAGGCGGGAAGATTGATTGCGGTCTGTTCGTCTTTGTCGAGGCTCTCATAACCCATACGATCCGCTTTTCTCTGCGCCAGCTCGCGGGGAATATTGCGCCAGACGGCCATCACGTTGTCGGGCATATCCGTTAACGCACCTGTGCCTTTTACGTCCATCTTTCCGGTTGGAGCGGAGTCGTTTGTTTTTCTGGCATGAGTAACCAGCAGGACGTGACAGTTATGCTCGTTCTTGAAGTCGCAAAGCGTATCGATGAAGTCCTTCTGACCTGTGTAGTCCTCTTCGTCCAGTCCGCATTTTGCCAGATTATCTATGACGAACAGTTCAATGCCATAGCGACGCCGGGCATAGGCAAAAATCTCAAGAAGCCGGTCGGCTTTAGCCGTTCCAGTGAGTTTGAATACCCAAAGGCGGTCAGAAAACCATTCATTGGTCATAATGATTTCTTCACGCTTCGGTGAGGAGGTGCAGATGGTTTGCCGCGTGAGTCGGGCAAGCATTTTGCCTGGTTTAAGCTCCAGAGAAGCAATACAGGTCCTGACGCCCTGACTCATAGCATCAATCGCAATATGTCCAACGAGCTCTGTTTTGCCGTGCCCATTTACGCCATTGACGAGGGTCAGCTCACCGGCACGGAACTTGAAGTTGTTATTCAGCGAAGTCCAGGGACTTGTAAACAGGCCGGTATCCCGATGTTCGAATGCCTCAATAGTTTCCTGAAGCAAATCCCCTGCTGAGGAAAGCTCATCAGGATCGAAGAATTTAGCGCGCTCCATGTATTCCAGAATGGAGTCGCTGTCCATGCCGTTCATCAGGCAATCGTTGATATCTTTGTGCGGAAGTTCCACCATGCGGCAACGATGTTCACCAAGACGTCTGGCGATTTCTTTTGCAGCTTCACGGCCCACATCATCGTTGTCCAGGCACAGCCAGATTTCCTGAAAGCGATCGAGGTTGTGGTATTCATATTCAATCCACTGCTGCTTGGCACCCTTCCCACCGCCAAATGGAACAGACAGGGCATCATAGCCAAGCTGCGTAAAGGTCATGCAGTCAATCTCACCCTCGCACAGCACTACCAGACGGGTGTTTTTATCCAGTGCCTGCCAGCCAAATAGGCATGGTTCACAATCAGCTTCAGCCATGATCAGCTTTTTGCCGTTTGGCCGTTCGGTACCAATACGTTTTACCTGCAGCAGTTCGCCGTTCCGAATGTACGGGAATGCCACGGCAGGCACTTCGCGGTTTTCGTCGTGGTACCAGACCACCGCGTCTGTCACTTTAAAACGATCGGCTGTTTCACGGGTAATGCCACGCGAAGCAAGGTAGTCGTAGCATTTGCTGGCCGATTTAACGCCCTTCCTCGTCGGACGCGAGAACGTTTTTTTCTTCGCTTCGAAGTGGTAGTCGTCATTTTTCAGGCCAAGAAACTCTTTCGCTTCTCGCATAGCGTCATGCAGCTGACAGTTACGCACTAGCACCCAGAGATCCAGCAGGTCACCGCTGTCACCGCTGGCGAAATCAGCCCATGACTTTTTACCACCGATATTAACCTTGAGGCTTTTGCCTGAGTCACCGTTAATATTGCCAGCACACCACTCTTTGCCTTCGAGGTGTCCCTTCGGAAGGAGAAACTTAGCGACGCGTTCAGCGTTATCCCATAATTTTTCTGATAGTTCAGCAGGGGTCATTACACACTCCTCAAATCAAATTTAACAAAACACCACGACACAAAGTCCTTGCGCAAAACACCATGGTTGTATCCGGCCACAAGCAACCTTTTGATGAGTGTTTTCATTTGCGTTGTCCGCCACGATTCAAACGCTCAATAGCCGCCTGATTAATAAAAACCTCAGATGAACCGTCATTTGACGGAGTGAACCATGAGTTTGATGCTGAGCCTCCCGGAGTGGAGTCTCCTGAAGAATTCGACGTTACGACTGGTTTCTCATCATTCCAGCGCTCACCATTCAAATACGTAGGGAAGGTGCGAACAAGTTCCTGATATGAGATCATCATATTCATCCGGAGCGCATCCCAGAGGGACATCATGAGCCATCAACTCACCTTCGCCGATAGTGAATTCAGCACTAAGCGCCGTCAGACCCGAAAAGAGATTTTCCTCTCCCGCATGGAGCAGATTCTGCCATGGCAGAATATGACCGCTGTCATCGAGCCGTTTTATCCCAAGGCGGGCAATGGCCGACGGCCCTATCCGCTGGAGACCATGCTGCGTATTCACTACATGCAGCATTGGTACAACCTGAGCGACGGTGCCATGGAAGATGCCCTGTACGAAATCGCCTCCATGCGCCTGTTTGCCCGATTATCCCTGGATAGCGCCCTGCCGGATCGCACCACCATCATGAATTTCCGCCACCTGCTCGAGCAGCATCAACTGGCCCGTCAATTGTTCAAGACCATCAATCGCTGGCTGGCCGAAGCAGGCGTCATGATGACCCAAGGCACTTTGGTGGATGCCACCATCATTGAGGCACCCAGCTCTACCAAGAACAATGAGCAGCAACGCGATCCGGAGATGCATCAGACCAAGAAAGGCAATCAGTGGCACTTTGGCATGAAGGCCCACATTGGTGTCGATGCCAAGAGTGGCCTGACCCACAGCCTGGTCACCACCGCGGCCAACGAGCATGACCTCAATCAGCTGGGTAATCTGCTTCATGGAGAGGAGCAATTTGTCTCAGCCGATGCCGGCTACCAAGGAGCGCCACAGCGCGAGGAGCTGGCCGAGGTGGATGTGGACTGGCTGATCGCCGAGCGTCCCGGCAAGGTAAAAACCTTGAAGCAGCATCCGCGCAAGAACAAAACGGCCATCAACATCGAATACATGAAAGCCAGCATCCGTGCCAGGGTGGAGCACCCGTTTCGCATCATCAAGCGGCAGTTCGGCTTCGTGAAAGCCAGATACAAAGGGCTGCTGAAAAACGATAACCAACTGGCGATGTTATTCACCCTGGCCAACCTGTTTCGGGTGGACCAAATGATACGTCAGTGGGAGAGATCTCAGTAAAAACCGGAAATAACGCCAGAAATGGTGGGAAAAATAGCCTAAATAGGCTGATTCGATGTGTTTGCGGGAAAAAAATCGGCCCAGATCCGCGAAATTTTAATCAGCGAGTCAGCTTGGGAAGAAATGACCTGCTTATTCGCACCTTCCCTAGATGGCGTAGAAGCTCGTCAAAATCCTCATGCGTCTCAATATTACTATAAATAGCATCCATTTTATTTCTTTCATCAACCCAACCTCGAAAATCATATTTTCCAGATATAAAGCTTAAATTTTTCGCTTCGGAAAAAGAAGGAATCCATAACGGGTTGCTATTATCAACTTTTTTTATAATTTCAAAACATTTTTTTAGAGAATCTGCGTTCACCATTAACACACCTCACAATCCTGACTTTAGCAGCTATATTACCGATTAGGGTAATGTTTTTTTCACAAAGCTAACTAGAGGAAGCCATTTAGTTTAAATATATTATCGTCTACTGAGGTAAACATGTCCATCCCAAACCATACCCAAATACAGTATTATGAAAATCATGGGTGGCTATTATCTGATACAAAATTAACGCTATGCCAGCCTAACCATACGACTCACGAATTTGCTGGCTTCTCCATTCATTAAATTTAATTTCGATGAATTTGTATAAGTTACAGACATGACAAAAAAACCTAGTCACGAATGACAGGTTTGATCAATGATTTAAATTTTATAGAGAGATGTATTTCAAATAATAGCCAAAGTTTTAAGATAAAAACATTGATATATGATATAAAAATCGAATAACCAAAATACTGCTGAAGTTGGTTTTAACTTCAGAGAGGGACGAAACATCCCTAACCAAATGGATTCACGAAGCCGCAATACACAGCCCACTTGTATCCTTAATAAGAATACGAATCCAAATTTAAAAGAACTATCGGTACTATCGCTTAGCTTCTTCCAGTTTTTTCTGGGAGAAACTCATGAACGAGTTTTGAATACTGTGCAGCCTACATTTCGGTAGGCCAACCCATTCATTTTAAAGAGCAACGTGTAAAAAACGCTATGGTAACTCGCTTTTCAGCGACGTAGATTGCGATAGCAATCATTGTCTATACAAGTACAAGATAGATCACCACTGTCTACATGTCCAGCACTTTCCTCATAATAAACTATAAATGCTGACTCATTATGATTGTTCCAAAACAGCAGAAAGTTGATCCAGCTAAAGAGAACGCGTGTAATTAAAAACAATAAGTTATCTTGTAAACATAGTTATGGAACAACTGAAATGACCGGAACAACTACTTTTACTCGACATGAAGAAAGCAGGCTAACCCACCACTTTTACAGTCAACCCATCAAGGTAGTCTGCATACCACTGAAGCATCTCGCGCCGCCCATCAATGTACTGAGCATGATTGTAAGTACCACGTATCGTGTTTCTGTCAGAATGCGCCAGCTGCGTCTCTATCCAGGCAGAATTGAATCCCTGTTCATGTAACACAGTGCTCATGGTGTGTCTGAAGCCATGGCCAGTTGCTTGACCGGCATAGCCAATACGTTTAATCACCTGGTTAATGCTGGCTTCGCTCATCGGCTTCCCTGCGTCATTACGTCCCGGGAAAACATACTTTCCTCTACCGGTAATCTCTTTGAGTTCGAGCAACAGCTCCTTGGCTTGTCTCGGAATAGGAACTAGGTGTGGTCGGCGCATCTTCATGCGCTCTTTTGGGATTAGCCAGAGATCTTTGCTCAGATCAAATTCATGCCACTCAGCAGCACGAAGTTCGATGGTTCGGACACTGAGGTACATGAGAAGTAATGTCGCGATGCGGGTAATTTTACTGCCGCTATATGCGTCGACAGCTTGTCTGAAGGGACCAAGTTGAGCTGGTAAGAGATGAGGGAAATGTTGCTGTTTGGGGGATTTCAGAGCTCCTGCCAAATCAGTGACTGGATTGTACTCGGCCCTGCCGGTGATGACAGCATAAGTGAATATCTGGCGGCAAGCCTGTCTCGTTTTCTTGAGCTTATCCAGGACACCGCGTTCCTCCATCTTCTTCAGAACAGAAAGCATGTCCATGGGTTTGATATCGGTAATAGCTTTTCTACCGATATAAGGGAAAATATCTTTTCGCAGATATTCGAGAATGTCGTCAGCATAACCGGAAGACCAATTAGGTTTCTTATGCTCATGCCATTCAAGTGCAAGAGACTCAAAACTGTTATTCACAGCGAGTATTCTGGCTTGCTTCTCCGCCTGCTTAACCTCAGACGGATCTTCACCATTAGCGAGTAATCGCTTGGCTTCATTTCGCTTATCTCTTGCCTCAGCAAGGGTTACATCAGGGAAAACACCAATAGACAGGAGCTTTTCCTTTCCAGCGAGGCGGTACTTCAGACGCCAGTACCGAGAACCATTCGGGTTAACAAGCAGATATAGGCCGCCGCCATCAGCCATTTTGTAGGGCTTGTCCTGAGGCTTAGCTGTGCTGATCTGGCGTGCCGTTAACTTCAT